CTTGTTCGGCAGGGAGTGCCTGAAGTTACTGTATGTAAGGAATTTAATATCACACCTCGTGATGTTCGTGCAGCAGACGAAAGCAAGGTAAGTGCAAGTCTTGCCCGTGTGAGAGAGCTGGCGCTTGACCGACTTCTCATTACACTGGGCTTGATGACCCCAGATATGCTTGCTTCTGCAAGTCTCAAAGAGTTGTCTACAAACACAGCTAATCTGTCTAGAGTCTTAGACAAGACAGCTCCCAAAGAAATGAATGACAATCGGGTGCAGTTTCTTGTATATGCACCTGGGCCTCGTAGGATGGATGCTTTTTCCATCCAGGATGTTTAGGAGTTTGCCTCTGATCTGCGTTAACGGCGTCCGTCAGAGTGCAAGGTGGGCACAAGACACTGATTGTCGAGAGACTAAGCAGTTGAGTGCCCACCAAAACAAAGACTGTCGTGATGACAGGCTAAACAATGCCAGTACAATCTTGGTCACCCACACAACGCCAAGCTGACTTTCTAAGCCTTCCCGACGAGATTTTTGAAGCTCTGTATGGGGGAGCGGCTGGCGGTGGCAAGACTGACGCTCTTCTCTCTATACCATTTGTAAAGAAGGACAAGAATGGCAAGCCTCTTTATACAAATCCCAGATTTAAAATGCTCTTTCTTCGTCGAACTTTCCCGGAGCTCGATGGAGAGGTTGTGCCGAGGACAAAAGGCACTGGGAATTTACCACCCTATGAATCCTTTGATTTCCTCCCCTATCAAGAACAGAAAAAGCGATGGACAAACAAGTCTGGTGCTATTGTCCAGTTCGGGCACTGTGAACACGTAGAGGACGTAAGGAAGTATGACACCTCAGAGTACAACGTCATTGCCTTTGACGAAGCCACCAGCTTTGACCCCTTCCAGTATGAATATGTCACCTTCTCCCGTTGTCGATCCTCCAGTCCCGACCTTCCTGCAATTGTTAGGGCAGGCACAAATCCTGGTAACATTGGTCACTCCTACTTTAGAACAAGATTTGTCCAGCCTAATAGATTAGGCAATGTAGTATTGCGCGAAACCCGCCGCGGAAAAGCTTCTTTCCGCATTTACATTCCCTCCAAAGCCACAGATAACACTTATCTGATGGCAAATGACCCAGACTACATTAATCGTCTGAACCGCTTGCCTTTAGCCGAACGCGCTGCTAAGGCTGACGGAGACTGGTGGTCTTTCTCTGGCCAGGTTTTTGAGGATTGGAGAGAACAGCCATTTCCAGATGAGCCTTCTTGTGCAAGGCATGTCATTAAAGAGTTCACAATTCCAAGTTACTGGCCTAAGTTGATGTCTATAGACTGGGGATATGCAGCTATGACGGTATGTGGCTGGTATGCTATCAATCCAGTCCCCTCCGCCCAATACCCCGCCAAAATCTACAAATACCGTGAGTACACCTGCAAGAAAACCAAAATCTCAACTTGGGCCAGTGACATCCGAAGGCTGTGTGGAAATGAAGTTTACACAGACCTTGTAATGGACCCTTCAGCCTGGCAAGACCGTGGCGATCCTTCCTCTATTGCAGAGCAGTTTGCCAAGGTTTTTGGAAAGCACCCCAGAAAAGCCTATAATGACAGGGTTGGTGGAAAGTTGCTCTTACAAGAACTTCTCCGTTGGCGATCCAGGCCTGCTCGTTATACACCACTTACCGGATTTGACGCGGAGCTGGCTAATAAGATTCGCCGAATGAATGGGCCAGATGCTTATGAAGAATACTGCAAACTCTTCCAGCCTGAACCAGAAGAAACGCTTCTGCCTCAATTTCAGATTTTTGAGTGCTGCGAAAAGACTAGAGAGACCCTTCCTCTGTGCGTATACGATAAAGATAGACCGGAAGACGTGGCAGAGTTTGATGGAGATGACCCTTATGATGAAACAAGGTATGGAGTCTCTGCGTGCCAAAACTATCTTGATGGAGGCATGTCTGAGGCGAAGTCAGCAGCGGAAGTTGCTGAGGTTTGTTCGACATACGAACGAACTGGAAATATAAATCAGTTCTATATGCGTATGAATAGCCTTGATGCTCGTGCTGTAAAGACTCAGCACGGCCATCGCAGATTTCATCGGAGGCCTGGTGTTTATGCCAACTACTGAGTTTAATTTGACAGCTCGATTACTAGAGATCATTGATTCTCTCAGGGCGGAGAATGCAGCTTTGACTGAACTTCTCCTTCAGGCTGGCCATCTTATGCCTCGTGAAGAGGTCTCTGTAGTTACTATTCCTTCTAAGATGCAGCCGCTTGGGAGGATGCCTTGGTATCAAAGGAAAGCCAGGCTTGAGCGTATACACAAACCAAAAGTTTCTGAACTTACTGGAATTCCTGAGCATTCTGGTCTTTTGGATCTCCCTTACACAACAGAGGGTTTAACAGCAGCAGAGCAAGGAGAAGAAGATGCCAGCCAAGTCAGCTAGAGACATTGCGTGGTTGGCAGGTTTGTTAGATGGTGAAGGATCTTTTAGTGTTATTGCTAATGGGTCAGCCCCAGGAATAAAGCTGGGAATGAAAGATAAAGATATAGTTGAAAGAGCTGCCTTGCTTATGTCTAATGGTAAGTATATGGTTAGTGAGGTCATGAACAATAAGCAACCTTTCTATATTACACGTATATGGGGAAGGTTGGCTATTGAGTGGATGCTTACTATTTACACATTGATGGGGGAGCGTAGGAAGGAAAGAATTAAATTTATAGTAAATTTGTGGAAGTCTCACATTCCTGGAAAGGGTTGGCATGGAGAGGGAGATGTATGTAGACGTGGCCATCATATTATAGGCAGTAACATAAAAAGCTTTATTTATCAAGGTCACACTAGGATAAGATGTAAGATTTGCTCTTTAAAAGGGACAAGATTTAGTCCCACTTTGATGCAATTGTTGTGTGACGAGCAACGCTCTTACATTACAGAGAATCTAATTGCGGAGGAACTATGCCTGTAAAAAGCAGGGCACAATATGGTCTCATGCAGGGAATTGCTCACAGCTCTATAACTGGAGGGGCTGGGCCTAGCAAGGCTGTAGCAAGAGAGTTTATAGATGCTACGCCAGCCAAGAAGAGACACAAGTTTGCAAAGGCTCTTGTAAGTAAGAGAAAGAAAAAGGAGTAAGATAGCATCATGAACACCCCCACTTGACACTGCTTTGCAGGCAGCTGCAGCTGCTGAAGCAACCTACAACTTGGATGTGACAAATGTTGCCACCATCCAAACCTCTATTGCGACTGCAACTACCCCACTGGCTCCTGCACAGGCCCAGTTGGCAACGGATGCGGCTGCATTTAACACTTCCCTGGATGGCCTTAGTGCTGCAGCCTTAGCTGCTAAGGTCCCAGTCCCAAACTGACGAAAGGACGGCTTATGAGTTGGTTTTCTAATTTGTTTCAGGACTTGAAGAGCCTGTTTGAGTCCGCAAAAGCAAAAGCTGTTGTGAAGGAAATTGAGACTCTCGTTGTGGAGGCTCTTCCTCTTGTCCAGGCAATTGCTGGATTCGTGCCCAACACGACTGCACCCGGGGCAGCTGCTAAGGTAATTGCAGCCTACGAGAAGTACGCTGTGCCTACTGCACAGTTAGTTCTTTCTGGTTCTCAGAGCATTGGCCAGGCCCTTGAGGCACTAGCAGTCACAGTGCTGCAGAAGAATCACCAAACTGTGGCAGCTAATGTGCTAACAACTGCAGTTAATCTGGCAGTAACAGCTAACAAGACGCAGAGTTGAAATGGCAATAGGGGACTCAGCTGGCAAGCAGGCAATAGACGAACTTACAACTGTCACTGTGCCTCTAGCAGCGAAAGACCTAACTGACCTCTTAGCCCCTTTTGTGGCTTTCTTGCCCTGCATTGAAGCTGTCTTGCAGGGCAAGAAGAGGTTGGTGATAACCTTGGAGGACGTACCAAAATGAGATCATGGAAAACTACGTTGGCTGGCTTTGTTGTTGGTTTTCTCAACCTTAGCCAGAATGGTGTCTCTGTCAAAACAATCCTGCTTTCTGCTGCCGTTGCTGCTTTAGGCACTTTGAGTAAGGATTTCAATGTGACAGGTGTCACCAACCCACCCAGTAAGGACGAAGCAACAAAATAAGTTCTGGCAGCCCCAGAAATAGGAGAAAGACAATGGCGGTAGAATTACCTCTAAACGGTTCCGGGCAGACAGTGGATACTTTCACTACTGCTATCGGACGAGAAAAAACGATGGTTGGTGTCGGCTCGGGCCTGCCAGCCAATAACTTTCAACTTGTACACACTCCGGCAGCTGCAACACAAGCAACTATCTCGCAGGCAGCTGGCGGGGCTGGTGTACGTAATGTGTGCACAGGGATTTCAGCATCTCTTTGTACTGTAGGTACCGCGCAAGCCGCAGCGGTGCAGCTGAACTTGCGTGATGGTGCAACGGGAGCAGGAACTATCCTGTGGTCAAAGACTTTCTCTTGTGGAACCACAACAATGATTAACATTGATCTAACCAACCTGCATATTTATGGGTCTGCTGCAACTGCTATGACCCTTGAGTTTTCTGCGGCTGGTGTTGCGGCTTCCTTTGAGTCTGTTTCGCTGACTGGCTACGTAGCCAACTAAGGAGACAATTTAATGCTCTTGCCAATCTATGCAAGCATGTGGCTATCAGGCTGGTGGCTTCCCTCAGGGTATGTTAACCCGGCCCTTGTTGGCAACAGTCTAACGGATATCTTTGGCACAACTATTGCTGTTGGCAGCATGGTGAAGCTAGTTGGCAAGGTAATTTCCGTTGACAATCTTAGCCATCACTTTCACGACATCGAAGTTGCTCCTTCGTATCCTCAGTCCAATTTAGTTGAGCCCGAAGCAGGTCAATTTCCACAGACTGTTCCTGTTAAGACCTACAGGTTCCATCCACTGCAGCTGATAGTGGAGGGAGGCTCACTATAATGGCCCTTCTTGATGCTAATGGCGTAGCAATCAATGTAGGTGACACAGTTAAGCTGACTGGTAATTGAGTGTGCTGCACTCACTTTGACGCATTAGGTCAAAGAGAAAGGAGATGATCCACTTTGCCTAAGCCCTCCACTGACGCGCCTGAACCTGTTAAGATATCTGACGACCTACAGAACTCTCTGAAGGAGATTGTAAAATCTTGTGAGAAAGAGGACGAACAGATACACAAGTGCATGGTGCGTCAGTGGAGGAAGGCGGAAGAGTTCTGGAGAGGCGTGCAATATCTTTTCTGGGATTCTTCCACTGAGGCTTGGGGATCTCCCATGAGAGAGGGTTTTAACGTAGAACTCTCTGAAGATGACGAAGATCAGATGGGCAGCTTCTCTGATAAGGTAGTTGACATCTACAAAGCTCATGGAGAAAGCTTGATTTCGGCTCTTGCAGCTCAGATCCCGGCTGTTCGTTTTCTGCCGGATGATGCTGACGAGACGCAAGATGTTATCACCGCTCGGACATACAGTAAGATTGCTGAACTTATATCCAGGCATAACAAAGTAAAGCTTTTATTTCTCAGGGCGCTTTTCTACTTAAGCAATCATGGCGTTGTAGCTTCCTATCGCTATAAGGATTCTGACTTTTCTTATGGCTCTTATAAGGTTCCAAGCTATGATGCTCAAGAGGTTGAGGCTGAGAAGTTTGTCTGCAAGGAGTGTGGTTATGAATCTGATGTGGATTGGACAGATGGATCTGACCAAGGAAATGCTGGAGCTTCAGCAAGCCCTGTGGTTATGGGAGAGTCTGACCAGCCTTGCCCCCAGTGCAATGAACCAGGAAAGCCTAAGAAAGAGAAGGTAAAATCTACAGCACCAGTTCAAACTGGTATTGAAGACAGACCAAAGACTCGAGTTCGACTTGATATTTTTGGTGCCTTGCACTTTAAAGTTTCCTATTACGCAAGAAACCAAAAAGAGTGCAATTACCTTGGCTTGTTTATGGATCAGGGTAAAGATACTGTTTGTGATTTGTACCCTGATTTGTACGATGACATTCAGGCTGAGTATTTGGAAAACATGGATCGGTTTGCTAGGGCGGATTGGACATACCCCGCCGAGCAAGAGGTTGATGTTAAGCACATGGTTTCTGTTGGCCGGTGGTGGCTTCGACCGGCCATTTTTAATAGAGAGACTAACAAAACCAAGCGTGAGCAGCTTCAAAAGAAGTTTCCTGATGGCTGTAAAGTTACCTTAATAGGAAAGAAAAAAATCTTTGCTGCCGTCGAAAAGGAGAAGCTTGATGACCGCTGGGAAATTGGGCAGGCTGGTCTTAGTACATACATTCATTCCGATGCAATCCTGCGCTCTCTTATACAGATTCAAGAGATGAGGAATCAGCTTGTTAATCTCATCATGGAAACTATTAGTCATGGTATTCCTAGTGAGTTTGCTGATCCTGAAGTTGTAAACTTTGACACTTATGGACGTTTTGAGGCTGTTCCTGGTTATATTTACCAGACTAAATCTAGCCGACCTGGAGAGCCTATTGGTAATTCATTCTATACCTCTACTCGTGCAACTTTGGCACGTGAAGTTGCTGTCTTTTTAAAGCAGCTTGATGAAGATGCACAGTTCTCTGTTGGTTCTTATCCATCAAACTATGGTGGTCCGTCTCAAGGAAAGTCACGCACTTTTGCTGAGTATGCAATGAGTGGCCAGATGGCTCTAAGACGCCAGACTATCACATGGGCCTTTATAGTTGATTGGTGGGTTAGAACTATAAAGGGCTGTGTAGATATGTTTGTTGAAACTGTTGTTGAGGATGAAAAGTACACACAGTTCAAAGACGGCAACTATATGAACGTGTGGATTAAGCGTTCTCAGTTGACTGGTAAGATTGGTGGTTGTGAACCGGAAGCTGCTGAGGGTTTTCCAATTAGCATAGCTCAGAAGAAAGACTTGTACATGAAGTTAATGGAGCTTAATAACCCATTTATCAATGATGCTTTGTACAAGCCTGATAATGCTAAGATTCTTCAGGATACGATGGGTTTAACTGAGCTTAAACTCCCAGGTGAAGAGCAGCGTATAAAACAGGTTATTGAGATTGGTGAGATGATTAAGAATGGCAGTGGCGCAAATGCAGCGCCAGGCCAAGAAAATCAGCAGGGACCAATTCCTACAGGAGAGATTGCTCCTGATGGCCAGGAGAACATGGTCTCTACAGTTCCTATAGACTCTAACGTAGACGATCATGCAGTTCACATTACAACGCTTATATCATTCATGGTTGATCTTCCCGGCCTTGATCTTTTAAGAGAACAGCCGGCAATTTACGCTGATTTAACAGCGCATCTTAGGATGCATCAGCAGGCTTTAGCAATGAAAACAATGGCTGCTGGCCCAACGCCACCTGGTGTTCCACCGCCAACAGCTCAAGCAGGAGTGGAGGAATAGTATGGCGGTTGTCAAGATTAGTTCAGAACCACCTCTTCAGGCAATTCAAAAAGCCTACGATTATGATGTTAACAACAACATGATTTACGAGGGTTGGGCACATCCGGGCGCTTTGATTACAGAGACTGTTTGGGCTATCAAAAAGAATGTTTTCTCCGGCACCAATCTTGTGCAAGAGCTTTGGGCTGGTGGCAATACTAACTACGATAAGACATGGGCTAATCGGGAAAGTTTAATATATGCGTAAAGCACTATTTTTTCTTGCTCTTTGTTCGTTTGGCGCACTGAATCTGTGCGCGCAGTGCGGACCTAACGGTCACCTAGGACCTATTGGGAATGGACAAAAGAGCTGTATTCCAAACTCCTCTATACCAGCTGCTTGCGCCACCAATCCCCCCACGGCAGGCACGGCAGGCCAGGTCTGCGTTACCGGGACTTCGCAGTATCTTTGCCATACGACGGGAGCGTGTTCAGTAGCAGGAGACTGGACGCTGGTTGGACCGGGATCGGGTGGGCCTCCCACTGGTGCGGCTGGAGGATCACTCGCAGGGACGTACCCAAGCCCGACGCTGGCCGTGCCTGCTACTCTTTCCTATCCCACCCTCGGCACCACACCCACCGATGGCCTAACTCTCACCAACACCACGCCAGCAGCCAACGGAGCGCAGCAGTGGTCGCCCTGTTTCGAGCAGATCGGCCAAGGCTGGGCCACAGGGACGGGGCTTTCGACCCCTGTAGGCTTCCGTTCCTGTGTTGTCCCCGTGCAGGGTACCACCACAGGCTCTTCGTACTATGGGCTGTTCTACCATCCTCCGAGTGGAGGGGATGTGTTGGGGTTGTCGATGCTACCAAACGGCAACGTCGGCATCGGGACGACGAGTCCAGATGGGATTTTGGAAATTTATGCTCCGAGTAGTGTTGCCAATAACAGCAATGTCATTTCAATTCATCAGGCCAACGCAAATCCGAACGCCTTGGCAATTTATAACGATACATATAGTAAAACAAACATTGCCTTTTCTTTCGAAGCCAACAATGACGGGTCAATGAATATTGGGACAAACCAAGCACAACCCTTAAATTTTTACACAAATGGATTTAGTAATTCGCGTCTTTCTATAGATGGAAATGGGAGTATCCAAAACAAGACTCCTGATTCAAATACAATTTTTGCCGGAAGTGCTGGTGTGCAGCCTGTCGCATATGCGTCAAACGGCGGGTATTGGGCAATTAGACAGGATGCTACAAATCATAATTTTAATTTGGATGTGGCACAAGGGACACCTTTAACGGCACTAACGGTAAATTCAACAAACGGCAACGTCGGCATCGGGACGACGGGACCGGTATCCAAGCTCCACATCGGCGTTGCCCCCACCGCCACCCCCAACTACGCCACCCTCTCCATAGGGTCAGGACCGTGGGATGGAGCAACGTCTGGCTACTTCCAAGGTGCAGCCGCTGGTACGCACTTGGGGATCAATGCAGCAGCGGGGAGTACGGCGGATTTTGCGAATTGGCAGATAGCGGGAGTGAAACAGTTTGGGGTAGATGTTGGTGGAAACGTAATCGGAGGGTATTTTGGAACAACCAACACAGAACTAGACCTTGCAACAAACAGCGGAGGAGGCACGCAAGTAGCAAGGCTTGCAATATCTCAGGGAAATGCTGGGGTATATACAGGGTCGCTATGGGCAATTGGTTGGTCTTCGTCTACGACCCCTTCCGGCGCTCCACAAGATACCGCCTTCTCTCGGGACTCCGCAGGCGTCATAGACGTAGGAACGGGAGCGCAAGGGAGCAAAGCTGGATCAATGATAATGACAGCCACGGCGCAAACTCCTGTGCTTACTACCAATCTGAAAACCTGCACAGCCACCACAGGAACAGCATGGAGAGCAGCAGTGAGTGATGCGGTAGCGCCAGCTATCGGGGTAGCGTTGACAGGTGGCGGTGCAGTGTTCGCACTTGTGCATTGCAGCTTGACCACGGGGACTTACATAGTAGACGGAATTTAAGGAAACACAGCCATGAAAAAGACAATTCTTCTCTCATTGATTCTCAGCATCAGCGCATGGGCAGACGGACAACTCTGCTACCAGCCCGACAGCACACAACCCGACCAGCAGATCTGCATTCCAGTATCAGCGGACGTGCAGACGGCCATCTCGAATTACGTTGCGGCACCAGCGAATCAGGTGTCCACAACGAACACGGATGGTACAACTTTGCAGACTCCTAAGTATGCAGGAATTGGGGATGCGATCTTCCAGAACATCTACCTGTTTTTTGTGGGAGCGGTTGCAAACTTTCCGCCCGACAGCGTGCAGCAGGTTATCACGGCACAAGCAGCGCAAGTAACAGCAGTTAAGCAAGCTGTGCTGAACTCTGCGCCTGCGCCAGATGCTCAAGTAGATCCGGCTGTGATTCACATAGGACCACTGCCGATCAAAAAGCAGGTGCAATAGGCCATGAAAACCATCGCACTCAGAATTATCGGTCTCATCTTTTGCGCCACGGTTGCTTGGATTGGGTTGTCTGCGCAAGAGCCGGTCAAGAAGGTCGATCTGTCAAGTGGCGCGCATGGGGATGATATACAGAAAGTAGACGCGTCCTTAGTGGTGAAAGATCCCCCGCCAGCTTGCACCATCAAGCCAGATGGTACTTTGAGCATCACAGGAGACCCAGTGGCGTGCGCTGGAATGCTGAAGGATCAGGTGACACAACTCCAGCAGGCCGTGGCTCAGAAAGACCAGCAGATCGCAGCTATGCAGGCCAACATTGTAGCGAGTCAGAAGATGTTCGGCGCGTGCTTCCAATCGCTGGCCGATGCGGAACAGCGGGCAGCGCAAAAGAAATGAAACACCTTATCATCCTTGCTCTGCTCTCCTGCGCTTCGGCGTGGGGACAGGTGCAGACGATCCCGGATACGACCTTTCCGATCGTCCGCTCGTTGATAAACGCGAATTTTCTATGGCTCAATTTCAACAAGGAACCAAGCTTGGGAAATCCCAACCTGACCGGCTCTTGTCTCACATCCACCACTGGCGGCGTTCGGGGTTGGGTGGCCTGTGGCAGCGTCGCCAGCGTCTTCGGGCGCACAGGGAAGGGTGTAGTGTGATAAAATGAAGTTTTTACTTTTTTCACAGTGCGGAGAAGGAGCTCAGATTCTTAAAAGAATTGAGCTTGAGGGAAATGAAGTAGGACTGTTTATTAAAGATAAATTATACTCTACTGTCTTTGACGGTCTACTGCCTAAGGTTGAACCAGATAGCTTTGTAGATAAAGACACGGTTATAATCTTTGATATGTCAGGCAATGGTAAGATTGCTGATATGTATAAGCGGCAAGGTTTGCTTGTTTACGGTGCCTCTGAGTTTGCAGATAAACTTGAGCATGACAGACAGTTTGGTTTTGATGCTATGCAAAAAGCAGGCATTAAAATTCCAGGTTTTAAAGGGTTCACAGACTTTAAAGCAGGCATGGAGTATGTTCGGAAGTCGAACAAACGCTTGGTCTTTAAACCGTCAGGGACTATGCCCTGTAAGCTAACCTACGTATCAAAAGACTCAGAGGAGCTACTTGCGTATTTAAGCTTTGTTGAGCAGCATTTTAACAAGGAAATTGAGTCCTTTATACTGCAGGACTTTATAGAAGGCTGCGTAGTTTCCTCTGAGTTTTTCTGTAATGGTAACGGATTTATGTGGCCTCCAAATCACACTGTTGAGGTCAAGAAGTCAATGAATGATGACCTAGGGCCAAGCACAGGCTGTTCGGGGAATATAACTTGGACCTGTGAGGAGTCTAGTAAAATAGTTGACGCAGGAGTTGCAAAGATTAAGTTTCTTTGTGCTAGTGAGAATTATGCTGGCCAAATTGATCTCAATGCAGTAGTTAATGAGTCTGGTGTTTATGGCTTAGAGTGGACACCTAGATTTGGCTATGATGCAACACCTACATTGCTGACCTTACTCAGCAGTGATTTTGGTGAGTTTTTTCATGGATTGGCATCTGGACAGTTAACTGAGGCTGAATTTTTCAAAAAGGACGCTGGTGGAATTAGAATAACTATACCACCTTATCCTGCTGAACCCCAGCCCAACCAAGACTCAGAAAAGTTTTCACCCAATAAAGGTGTTCCTATTCAGAACTATGAAAAGCACTCTGAGTCTTTGTATTTCTTTGAGGTTTGTTCACAAGATGGTACGCTTGTGCACTCTGGAGGAACTGGAGTTATAGCCTGCGCAATGGGTCTTGGTGACACTCCAGAGGAGTGTCTGGAAGAGCCTTATAAGATTCTTGAGAAGTTGCAAGTTCCTGACAAGCAGTATAGAACAGACCTAGCGGAAGTTTTACCTAAAATGATCAAGGAGACGCTTAAGTATGCCTGACAGTGCAACTGTTTCTAGTTCCGTTGTTCCCAGCCCTGCTGCAACTGCAGATGGTCCAAAATACAATGAAGATGTTACTCTTCTTGAGGAAGGCCAAGTTGATGAGCCTATTGTAGAGGAAACTGATGAAGAGATCAAAGTAACTCTTCCTGTTAAAGAAGATAAGGAAGGGACTGATGAAGAGGAAGAGCCTTCAGAGGAGGAACCCGAAGCTGCTGCGCAAATTCCTTTTGACCGTCCAACTGTAAAGGAGCTCAAAGCTAAGTATCCTGATCTCTTTAAAGACTTTCCAACACTCAAAGAGGCTTACTTTAGAGAACTTGAGTTTACAAAACTCTTTCCTACTGTTGAGGATGCTAAAGAAGCTTTTGAAGACAATGAGGCTTTTAATGTGCTTTCAGAAAGCACGCTGGCTGGTGATCCAGCCCCTTTGCTTGACAGTGTTGAGAAAGCTGACACAAAAGCTCTTGAGTTGTTATCGCTTTCTTTCCTGCCGACTCTATATAAGAAGAGCCAGGATTTATATGTGCAAGCAGTAAATCCAATTTTTCAAAACCTTGTCCGTACTCTCTTTGCAGACAAAGATGAGAACACAAGAAATGCTGGCCTTGTTCTAGCTGAATACTTATTTGGCTCTGATGGTGAGGCTGTAGCTAAGAATCAAAAGTCTGTAGCTAAGGTTGTTGAACTTAGTGCAGAACAGAAAAGATTAAAGGATCAGAAAGATCAGACTTCTGCAACAAACTTTCGGGCCAGTGCAGGAAAAGTTCAAGATTCTGTTACTAAGAATCTTGAAACTCTTGTGTTCAAGGACACAAATTTTGACCCTAATCGAGTTTTTAGTCCCTTTCTTCGCAAGCAAGGTGCTCAAGAAGTTATAAAACGCATCATGAAGCAACTTGAAAGCGATAAAGGACACATGGGTGTGATGGCTGCTCGTTGGAAGCGAGCAAGAGCTAATGGATACACCAGCGATGATGAAAGCAAGATAATCTCCACGTACCTTGCACGTGCAAAGTCGTTGATTCCTGATGCTTGTTCTAAGGTAAGTGCTGCAATGCTTGGAACTAAGATCAAAGCAGCGGATAACAAGCGGGAGCAGACTCGCTCTGCACCCAAGGAAAATAACTCAGGTCGGACAGGGGGTAGTAACGGCAGCGGACGAACTTCCGCTGACAAAGTAGACTACAGTAAAATGTCTGACATTGACATTCTAGGAAGTTAAGGAGACTTTATGCCTGCAGCTGGTGGTCATTCGGACGGCGTAATTGCTGCCGAAATGGAACGAGTGGAACCAAAAATTCCAATCGTTTTTGAACGAGACGATACTTTTTACTCTCACATTGAGAAACGACCTGGGGAAATTGTCTCAGAAATCTCGATGCGCGTTCCTCTGGAAATTCACCCAAGCGCAGTTTTGGGTCAATTCTCTTCTGATGGTGGTGATCTTGGTCTTGGTGACATGCCTGATTATGACAAGGCTGAGATAAACACAATTGAAATTAAGCTAGCTATGCAGTGGACTAGCCGTCGTAAGTACGCGACGGACTCTGCTCGCAAGGCTGTGCTTAACACTTTCCGACGTGATCTTGCGTCAAGCATGAAAGAAATGCGCAGAGGCTTGGATAGCCTCTGTCTGACAGCAGGTAATGGTGTTTTGGCTACAATCACAACAGTGACTAACACTGGCGGTGCTGGAGGAACTGACACTTACACCTGCACAACTGATGGCTTTGGCGTTCGCCTTCTAAGGATGAAGCAACCCTTCTCAGTTTGGGACCCAACGCTTACCGTAATGCGTAATGCATCTGGCCTGGCTAATGAGCTTAAGGTCTCGTATTACGATGGTCCTAACAAGACTATTCAGGCAACCAATTCTCCTGGTAATGTTCAGAATGGAGACTTGATTGTTTTCTCTGGCAACTGGTCAGCCCCGCCTAGTTCCTTGTTTGGCGTGCCGTACCACGCCAATAACTCAAGTACTGGTACATGGCTTGGGTTTAACCGGGCAACCACGCCTGAAATTCGTGCCAACCGTGTTCAGGCTGGCGGATCTCTTTCTCTGCCCATGCCTCGCCTGGCGATTAACAAGATTGGTGATCGCTTAGGTATTGAGAAACGCAAGAAACTGGCAGCCTGGATGCATCCTTGTCAGCAGCAGCAGTATGAAGAGCTTGGCTTTGAAGCATCTATTATCAATAAAGATGCAAAGGAGCAGGGTCTTGATCTGTACTTTAACGACAATATGCGTATGGCAGGTGCTCCTGTTAATGTGCATTACTCGTGGGATAAAACGCGTATTGACTTTGTGGACTATGAGCTGTGGGGTCGCGCGGAATTCTACCCTGTCGGTTGGTACAAAGACGAAAATGGTCTCAAGTACTTTATCATGCGGGGCGCGTCCGGTGGTGTTGCAACTAGCAATCTTTGCTACGTTACCTGTGCTTGGAATCTCTATGCTAACAACCCAGCAGGTATTAGCTACATTGATGGCTTGACTGTGCCTTCGGGGTACTAAGCCTCCTTGTGAGTGGGGGCTGTTTTTGGGAGATAGCAGCCCCCAGTTTTTGGGATTTAAGATGACAAAAGACACAATACAAGCTGCTGTTATTCAGGGTTGGCTGGATAAGCAGGCAAGGGTGCCTTTAAGAGATGACCCATTATTTAAACTTGTTTGGTCTGATGATGCCCGTGAGCTTCGCACTGGTACCTATCGTGTCTACTTTGGAAGCGTTTTTATAAGGGAGACCCAGGAGACTAAGCTAGTACCTAAGTACAGTTGGATTAAAGAGCGTTGGGTATTGGAGCAATGGTTTTCTCCTGAAGTTACTCAGAACGATGAGTTGCCTGATTCATTTTGTGGTTCTTACGAGCCAATCTTTGTTTTCGACAAAAACGGAGAACCTTTGCCGTTAGCTTTGTTGCCAGTACAATATATAGTTCAGATGGCTCTTAAACCACAGCGCAGCGCGGCAGCAAGAGAATCAGTTTCAAAGGCTATGCAAGAAGCAAAAGAGCACTTGGCAAGTCAACAAGACTGGGATCTTCTTAATGATGAGGGTCCATTAGTCAGCCAACTGCATGACGGCACTGCTATACTTAATGCATGGGAAGGAAAGAAACAATGAACCAGTTTCCTAACGACAAAAGCACTGTGTTCTCAATTCACCCGTTTGGGATGAGTGAGTTTAAACCTGGGTTGTATCCTGGGGGTTTTACAATTTGTGGATGCTTGGATGACTCTGAGCCTCAAAGGCTCGTTGTTGGGACGTCTGAGCATCTTATTGCTGTAGCTGGTCGGAAGGAGTCAATTAGAGTAATAACTCCTTCCTATGAAGTTGCGCGCTCAATTGTTCAGGACTTTTTAGATGGCCAGTTCTTTGCCAGCCCTGAAGAACACCCAGGCGTTTGCTGGATACAGGGCGAGATTTCACTTGCAGAGTTCAAGACAAAGCACAAGGAAAAGCTTGCAGAAATGCAAGCCTTTCAACGTCGTTGGTTTGTGCTTGTTGTAAAGAAGACACAAGATGATTGGAATAAGTATCATAACAGCCGTGTTGTGTCTGATGTTGCTCGCTTTGCAGTTAAGGCTTTGGAAATGGAGATTCCTGAGTGGATGACTGTGGATACAATGGGCACAAAGCCAACTAAATGCCCTGCTTGTGGCACAGTCAATGATCCCTCAAATGCTTGGTGTTCCAACTGTATTACAGGTGGAATGAAGATCCCCATTAATCAAGCAAGGTTTGATCAGATTATGAAGCTGGTTCAAAAGTAAAGGAGAAAAAATGGCAGTCACAGCAACAGTCACAGATCATTGGGAAGATGGCAAAAGGGTACATGTAATTGGTACTCTAGTCTTTAGTGGCAGTTATGCAACAGGTGGTGACACTGTAACGGTGTCAAATTTGCCTTTGATTAAGTCAGCCAGCCCTCCCAATTGGGCAGAGGCTTTGGGTCAGTCTAAGTACAAGTATACCTTTATCTTGTCGGGCAAGGTCAAGATTATCACACCTGACACTGGTGCAGAGCTTGCTGCTGGTGCTTACTCAGCAACAATTACACAGGACACAGTACTGTTCTATGCAATCTTTCCTAAGCACATTTAAGGGAGAACAAATATGAGCGTTCCAATGAGTCAGGTCCTGACAACTGCCAGGACGTATCTCAATGATGATGCTGCAACACAGTTTCCGGATCAAGTGATTATCCCGAAGATTCAGGAAGCTCACAGAGAGCTGCAAGAAGAACTGTGGGTAGTTGGCAGTCCTCTTGTTAGAGGACAAGTTCTCTTAAACTACACATCCCCAGGCACAGCTTTTCCAGCAACACCCGGTGACTTTCTTTGCCCCACAGCTATGTTTGAAAATGCTGCGGGGTCGAACCTAGCTTCTGCAGGTTGGGCACCAATGACAGAGGCCTTTTACATTCCTCTAGGCACTGTAGTCGCAGCCACACTAAGTTGGTGGGCCTGGCAGCAAGAGCAAATTGTCATCCCAGGGGCAACGCAGAACCGAGCTGTTGTCATGCAGTATCGACGCTTAATTCCAATACCAGTCCTGGCAACTGATCTTATTGGAATTCTGTTTGGTGAAAGCTATCTTGCTGCACGCGCTGCTGCTATGACTGCCGGTGCAGTTGGTAATAAAGACATTCTTGATGTTGCCACTGCACTGGCTAAAGAGAACATAGGCAAGGTTATTTCTGCCAACCGTGGGCAGCAGAAGCCTTTGATTAAACCATAGGGAGCGTTTATGCTTGTTAAAGCAACTAGGGAAGGCTTGGTCGGACAGACAACAGCTCTTGGCTGGAAGATAGATGCTGTTTATCCGTTTGTCGCTCTGCCTTCCCACAGGGCATTGGGGACTTGGGTGAAGATCACAAACCCGTTAAATGGCAAGATGTGCTGTGCTCAAGTAATGGATGTTGGTCCATTCAACACCCACGATGACGCCTATGTCTATGGGAGTCAAAGACCACTGGCTGAACAGGGTCAGAGTATTTCTGGCCAAGGAACGAATGATGCTGGTATTGATCTTGGTGAGAAGGTTTGGGCCTTGCTTGGCATGAAAGACAATACTAATGTTGCTTGGGAGTTTGTGTAATGGCGCAAGCTTTGCAAGCAATCAAGTTTGCCAGGGCGTATCTGAATGATATAAATGGGACGACCTGGACAGATCCTGTACTAATGTCTTTTTTACAGATTGCCCATAGTGAATTGGTTCAGCGGCTTGAGCTGAATCGTACTGGAGTAATGAAGGTTCAATCACCTATAATCATTGTGCCTGCAGGTGCCACAACTCTTGGTGCAAGTCAGCCAGATAACATTATAAACCCTATTAGCATGATGGAAGGGCAAGTTGGTGATGATCCTGACAACTTCGAGGACATGATAAAGACCACATTTATACCTTTTATAGATCAAGACACAGAGCTTACGTACTGGGCCTGGATTGGTCAGACTATAACTCTTCTAGGTGCAACAATTGATAGAGCAGTTATACTACGCTATGATGGTGCTTTAATAGTGCCTCAAAAGCTAACAGACCAGCTAGGTTGCATATTTGCTGAAAACTATATTGGACCTAGAATTGTTGCACTTGCTTTTACTGCAATAGGTAAAGATAACAAAAGCATTTTGGATCTTGCAGAAAAGAATCTCTATAAGCTAGTTCAGAGTCAAGTTACTAATGACCAGCGCCCAACAAGGCGTCGGGGATACAGGTCACCAAAGTCTGGGACAGGAACTTCAAGCAGTGCATCAGTTCCTGTGTACGGCGTGCCAGGCGTGCCAGTTGCAGGTGTAGTTAGCCGTTGGGTGCCTACAGTTACACCACCAGATGGTATAATCACTATTTTTGCTTTCTCTTACGTACCCCGTTGGATCTCTTGGAATGGCATAAATCAGTATGTCAATGTAGGTTATAAAACTATAGCTTTTAATGGTAACACACTAATAACTCTTGTTGACGTTCTTGGCAATACTCTTACACCTGGTTCAGGTGATACCCTTTTAGGTGTTATTGGTGCTCATCAAGTTGCACCTATAACACCTATAGATGGTGTTAATAGCCTATTTGTATTCTCTTTTGTTCCTCAGTACATCATTTGGAATGGTGTAAACCAATTTCTTGGTGTTGGCTACAATCAGTCTCTTGTCACAGATACACTAATCTCTTTTATAGATGGTGGTGGCAATGTTCTGACTCCAGGCCCACAAGATGACATTAGGGAGGCAGTTTGATGAAAAAGGCATTTCTCTTCTTTCTTCTTGTTTGTGCAACTGCACAAACACAGCAGATTACAGTTAATAATGTTCAGTCGTCGGCTAAGCAAGGCAACAGCACTCGGTTTCAATTGGCTGGCTCTATTACCAACACAGCTGGACTTGAAATTTGCACTGATGCTAATGGTAATACAACTACCGCTAGCTGCCCTAGTTATCAGCCCCCAATTAGTGCAGGAACAATCTATCAGTATTACAGGGGTGATAAGACTTTTGTAACTCTTGATACCTCTGTCGTACCTGAGAATGGAAACTTATATTTTACTCCTGCACGAGCAATTGCCCAGTTTTCTGGTGTAACACCAATTTACGTAGGCAGTAATGGTGCTATTTCCTGCACAACCTGCTTAGTTTCTGGTGTAGTTTATACAGATCCTTCTTGGCTGTATTTAACTTGGGGTGGTGGTCATATCACTGGCATACCAAGTTATCAGCCTTTGATTACAGCCGGCACAACCTCTCAGTATTTCCGTGGGGATGAAAGCTGGCAGACTTTAAATACAAGTATTATACCTGAAGGATCTAATCTGTACTTTACGTCTTCCAGAGCCTTGGCTACATTCTCAGCATCTGGCCAACTTGTTTATAATGCAACTACTGGAGTATTCAGCATACCTCCTGTAGAATTAGCTGTTGCTGCTGGCACAAGTGCTCAATACTACAGAGGAGATAAAACCTGGCAGACTTTGAATTCTGATGCAGTTCCAGAAGGAGTTACAAATTTATATCACACAACTGCTCGAGTACTTGCAGCCATCTCTGGAGCCAGCCCTATCGTTGACACTGCTGGGGCTTTTTCTTGCCCTAGTTGTCTGACAACAACTGGAGGTCAGACTGTTGGGGGAACAGAGACTTTCAATAATGTTATTATCAATGGCACTTGTACTGGTTCCGGTTGTGGATCTGGTGGCTCTGGAACACCAGGGGGCACAAGTGGTCAAGTTGAGTGGAATAATGCAGGTTCCTTCGGTGGCTTCACAATGTCTGGGGATGCTACTCTTGTTACTTCGACAGGTGTTTTAAGCCTGGCTGTTGCAAGCACTACTTATGGAACTTGCGGAGATTCTACCCACAGCTGTCAAATTACCACAAATGCAAAAGGTTTAGTCACAGCACAGGCTTCTGTTGGTATTGCTGGTGGGGGTGGTACTACCCCAGGTGGAACCAATGGCCAAATTCAATATAATCTAACTGGATCTTTTGCTGGTTTAACAGTCTCAGGTGATTTTACATTGGCTACTTCTGGTGTGGGAACTTTAGCCACTGTAAACTCCGGGCCTGGCTCTTGTGGAGATGCAACTCATGTTTGTGAGATAACTACTAATGGAAAGGGTCTTGTAACAACTCAGAGTGCTGTAGCTATAACTGGAAGTGGTTCTCCAGGTGGATCTTCTGGGCAATTGCAGTATAACAATGGCGGAGCATTTGGAGGTTTTACTGCTGGTGGAGATTTAACTTTCTCACAACCTAATTTTACACTTGCAACTGTAAATACAAACACAGGAGCTTGCGGAGATACAACACACTATCCAGTGGTAACTCTTAATGCCAAAGGGCTTGTAACTGCTTGCAGTGTGCAATCTGTTCCTAGCCTGTCTAATACACCCCTTCTAACCGCCTCTAACACTTATACCTCAGGATCTTCTGTTAACACCTGGCAAGGTTCTAATGGTTATGTATCAATATCCACAGCTACAAATGCTCTGATTGGAGCTTATGCCGGTACGGGAGCAACAGCAAGTGCTTTTTACTTTAGTGCCACAGCAAGCACAACACCAGGTATTGATATTCAAGTTGGATCTACTATTTATTCTGGTGCAACAGCTTCTGGTTGTTCTTCTTTTGTTGCTGGTATTTGTGTTGCTTCTGGATCTGCTGGTGGTACAGTTTACAGCATTGCGACAAGCGGGCCAATTTCAGGTGGGACTATAACTACGTCTGGCACAATCTCTTGTCCGAGTTGCTTGACTACTGCTGGTGGCTGGACTGCTGCTGGAGCTAACACTTTCAGTGGGGGAGTGTCATTCAATAATGCACTATCAACTGTTAGTGTAACAGGTCAATTAACTGTGGGCCGCTTTACAAGTATAACAGCTGCTTACCAGGACGAGAGTGTTTTGGGGCTTTATGGCTACCAGGGTGGCTCACAAGACCTGTTTAATGTCTATAATTACCCAGGTGGCGTGGAGGAATTTTGGATTAACCACAATGGAGCACTTGGCCTTCAATATTACATTAGCTATTATAATAATCTGGCAACAGCAGGCGCGGGTGTGCCCCCAATATATGCCATTTACACTGCAACCGGGCTAACAAGCAGCCTTGGTGCAACCAGTCTTCAATGTGGCGGAACAACCTGCCCGGTTGGTTTTTACAGGGTTACTGTCTATATGACGCTCAACAGCGGAACTGGGACAGTGTATCAAACCGTGATGTGGACAGACACCAGAGGAGCCAATTCCTACAACTTCAATTACTTACCCAACGGCTCAAATTCCTTTTCTGGGCAGCCATATAACATCTACTCAAATGGGGCTGCCATTCAAATTTCTACTACAGTTGCAGGAACTGTAAACTACAATATATACGCCACGCTTGAACGGCTCTTATGAAAAAACTAATCATTCTTGCACTGGCTGTCATGCCAGCCTGTCACAATACAGAGAAAGTACCGGCCGAGGTACAGTTTGTACGTGACGAAGCGGCTCGATTTCAGCAGTACATTCAGCTTGGTAACCGACTTAAGGAGGACCAAGCTGCCATAAACAGTTTCACAAAGATGTGGAACGATTCTGTTTGCAAGCCACGAAAGCAGACTCTTGCTGCTCTTGGAGATCACGTGGGTTGCACTACACCAGAAGAGAAGAAGCCAGAAGAGAAGAAATAACTCATGAGCCCTGATTCCACAACTCAATCTAAGACTATTGCAGGCTTTAATGGCTTGTGGAATCGGGGTCTTGGTGAAACTTGTCCTCCAGATCATCTTCAACAGTGCAATAACTGTATCTTTCCAGGACCTAACCAGGTCTCTATTCGGGAATCTGTTGTTTCTTACTTAGCAACTCCCAAGAGCGGTTTGATCTCATTTGCAGCAATTGCTCTCACTACAAGAACTGCTGTTCTTGGGCTGTATTCTGATGGTAGCTTTTGGGATCTAACAAGTAATGTAATGCTTATAGCACCAGGGAGCATATTTGGAACTGACGCAAATTATTTTCCTGATGACTTCATTGCCTGTAATGTCTTTGGCCGGGCTTATATCTCTTTTAAGTACCAAGGGAAAGCACTACCAAACACAAGCATCTACTACTATCAGCTTATAGCAGCTCCTCCTGGCTATAGATTTATTTTGGCTGGTGGCCCTCCTGTAACAACTCCTGTAACAGTGGCAGAGGGAAGCGCAACTACCCCACAAATAACTGCCGGTGTTCATTACATTGGGGTTAGCTTTCTAACTGAAACCGGCTTTTTAACACCACCATTGCCTGCATTTGCCCCAGGTGTTATAGATGCAGATGGATTGCACCAATTGGATATAACTGATATACCAATCTCTTCTGCACCTAATGTAGTTGGCAGAGTCTTGCTTATGACTCAGGCTAACCAAAAGCAATACTTTTTTGTTCCTAATGGGACTATCAATGACAATACAACAGCAGCAGCAACTATAAATGTTACTGATCTTGCTTTAATAGAATCTGCAGATTATCTGCTTGATATAGCTTGGCAACTGCCAGCTTGCTCTTCAATAAAGCTGTATAATGGTCGTCTTGTTCTTATAGGTCCTAATGGTGTGGCTGACATGCCTCCTAGTGGAGGCACAATCTATAATTACCCAGATAATGTTCTGGTTTCCAATCAGCTAGCTCCAGAAACTTTTAACATGGTAACCGGAGTTGTTAATCTGCCAGTTGACTATGGAGCAAATAACACAAACACAGGAGCTATTATCAGAAATGTTTTGTATTGCATGAAGCCGTTTGGTACTTATGCAGTACAAGATAATGGCGGAGATCCAAGTACCTGGTCGGTTACTGTGATTGATAGTGGCTTGGGTACATTTGATTCTGGTCTGTCTATATTTGAATCCTCTGCATCTGCACAGGATATTTTGGATCAGTGTCTTGTTGTTTCTCCTCGTGGGTTGCTCATATTTAATGGTGCTTATCAAGATCCTCCACTCTCATATAAAATAGATGGTATCTGGAGAACTTTTGACACCACGAGGTTTTATACTGTAAAATTAGCTCACGATCCTATTCTTAAACGTGTTTACGTAATGCTTCCTATACTTGGGGGTACAGTACAGTTCTTGATGTGTGATTATACAGAGGGCCTGGGTCCAACAACTGTAAAGTGGTCTACCTGGGATTTTGATGGCTTTGTACTTCTTTCCACAATAACAAAGTTAGCTGCTGTTAACATGCTGCCTTACGCATCTACTACACAGTGGCAGCTAGTATTTTGTGGGCCTATAAAGTACTCAGGCATCTCAACTGACATATACATGCTTTCCGTACCTCCAAGTACTTACCAAGCCCCTCTGCCAGGAGATTTAGGAGCTTATTCAATCAAGCAAATTATTCAAATAGCAAACGTTAATTTTGGTCAGGGTATAAATGTTTTTACTCTGCTAGACTTTAGTGTTGCTGGGATTGGCAAGCTATCTATTAAGGTAGTTAGTAAAAAAGGAGATATTACTCAGACTGTACCTGGATTTGACCTCACTGAATATAACCCTTTATTTTCTGGCACAACAGTGACATCAGGAATGGAGCTGTATAGAGGAATAAACTTCCAGTCTGAGGCTATGTCAGTGTTACTGCAAAATGACGTTGCACCTGTCCAGCTTTCTGGATATACAGATTTCTATTCTACCCTGTTTGAGTTATCCAGTATAACAGTTTATGGCAAGTTAATGTTTAAGACCAGGCCATCTTTGGTACAGACAAAATGATTAACTTTAAACCCTTTTCCAGTTTATATCAAGGGTTAAAACCTATTAACCTCTTCAATACTCTTGATAGAGTACATGACTATTTGCGGTCTTTAGGAACTATGGTAGATAGCTCAGCTATAAATGTGCCTGGCTGGACGGTAGTCTTAGCAAAGATTACGCCAACAGGCACAAATGGCTCAATTACTGTAAACAATCAAGGGCAAGTAACAGCATATACACCACCAACATGATGATTCTTGACTCAGTTGACATGGAAGAAGCAAGGAGAATACACAATGATTCTTTTCCTTTTCCACCGTTGGATTCTAAGCTATATTTTACACAAAAATCCGCTGTAGACAATGGCCAGCTTATAGCTGTTGGCCTGGCGAAGTTAACTTGTGAGGCTATTGTCATAGTTGATGACAAGCAGCCTCTAGTTACACGTGCTAGGGCAATTAAAGAGCTATTAAACGTTCAACTCTCTGATGCCAAGCGCCTTGGCTTAGCCGATTGTCACGCTTTTATTAAACCACAGAAAATGATTGCCTTTCTTGAGCACTATGGCTTTACAAATCTAAAAGGAGAGACACCTTTGGTGATTCAGTTATGAATGGACATAAGCCACTTATCATTAGTACAGGAATAAGTCTCTTTGCCATTGTGACTATGGCTTTTTACTTGGGAGCTAAGACCGAGACCGTGCAAACTGTTAGTGATAACCAGACAATTGTTGTTCTCAAGTTAGATGGTCTTATCAAGAACAGTGCTAACCGAGACATTGAAGTTGCTCGTATTGAAGAGCAATTAAAAAGCATGCATGAAGCAGTTACAGACATTCAAGTGAGCCTGCGAGAGAAAAGAAAATGAGTAAGTCTCAACAAACTGGTGTTGAAAAGCAAGCCAATACTCAGATAGCGCAGAATAATGCAAATGCAGGCACTGTTAACTCTCAACTGCAGCCTATCCTGAGCACGGCTGAGGGCAATGCAAATACACTTTTGCCTAGTATAACTGGAGGCTACTCTGACATTGCCTCAACTGGTGGTTATGACCCAACTGTTTTAGGTACTATCAATGCAACTAACACGAATCTAGCTACGACAGGAGGAATCTCTCCAACTCAAGTATCTTCAATGGAAGATCAAGCATCTCAGGCAGCTCAGTCTACTTATCAAACAGGTGCTGCCGCAGCTGAGCGTGCTCAAGCTGCAACTGGAGGCTATGGTGTCTCAGGTTCTATTACTGGAAATCTTGCGAGGCAGGGTTCTGAAGCTGCTGCCCAGGCTGCTGAAAATGTCAGTGGATCAATTGCTCAGATTCAACAGCAGGGTGAGGAAGCTGGAGCTGCTGGCTTACAGCAAACACAGCAAGCTCAGACAGGTAATAAGCTAACTGCTCTAGCTGGAAATACCAATATATACGGTATGAATGAACAGCAAGTAAATACAACTGTTGCACAGATATTGCAAAACTACCAACAGACTGGGCAGTTAAATAATCAAGATATGGCTATTCTTACTAATCTTGCAGAGCAGCCCGGAGTCTTTAGTCAGATTGTAAGCACTATTGGAACTCTAGGAGGTGCATTTGGTGGTATTATGTCAGGCTTAGGTACAATGGGTATTGCTAAGGATTTAGGGGGCGGATAATGGCACAAATAATTCCTCCAGACCAAAATCAATTTGATCAGTTTGGCAGACCAATCTCTCCTCTGCCAATGGTAATACCACAGCATCAATTTGTTGCCAATCCTGTTGTTGGTGCAACTGCACCCGCTCAACCTGTTGTTTCTCCACAAGCTACAGCAATGCCACAGCCTAGTTTTACTCCTTTGCCAGCAACGCCTGCAGAAGCAGCCCTTCAAAAAGGCATACCACCTCCACAATATAAAGATTATCAAGCTCATGGCTGGCGACGTGCTTTAAATGCCATAGCTGGTGGCTTTGCTGGTGCTGCAGGGCATCCTGAAGTTGGTAATCAGCTTGCTCAAAGACCTTATGAAAATGCTGTTGCAAACTGGCAGAGACAGACAGGGCAGCTAAAGACAGCCTCTGATATTGATGTTGAGCTTCAAAGGCAAGGTGTTCAAAAAGCTGTTGCTCAAACTGGTGCTGCTTATAAAGACATTACTGCTGAGCAGAACCAACAGAAGATAGATCAAAACAGAGATAAATTACTTTCACTTCACCAAAGATATGCTTCTCTTGAAAATCTTAGGCAGCAAGAGATAGACCTGAAAAAGAAAGTTGAGGCTGGAAAAAAGAATCCCGAAGAGTTAGCAGAATGGCTTGGGGGGCTTGATATAGCTGATCCTAATGAAAGAGCCATAGCTGCAAAGCAAAGAGCTGAACTTTGGCAGGAGTATAAAGCAACAAAGACGCCATCACAGTTAGCAGCTGACGAAGCTGCAAAAAAGCAAGCTGATATAGACACACAGGCCAAAAATTTGCCCACTTTGACAGCAATTGGTGCGGCTACTTCGGGAGCAAAGGCTGGTGCAACCACAGAAGCACAAATAGCTGCAAAAACTTCGGATGAAAATATTGAAAAGCAGAAAAAGTTAAAAGCATCTATTATGGCTGTGCAGGAAGCTACTAAGATATCACAGCAATCCAAGGCTGGCTCTGAAAAAGCTAAAATTGCCTTGTCTCGTTATCCTGATATCATGTCTCAGTTGTCAACAGCTAGTGATAAACTGTTTGGTAATCGGTTTCAGGACTTTTTGGCCGGTAATTTGGGTAAGGGTGCGGAAGAGTTTGAGCCTCTTAGGTTGAACATTGGTCTGCTGCAGAGTATTATTGCACAGATTCACGTACAAAGAACGGGTGCTGTAATTTTGCACAAGTTTGAAGGGCTGTTTAATGCTAAGCAAATGGACAAAGATACACTGACTGCGGGTCTTAATGAACTCAAGAAGTGGCTTGAGGCTTATGCAAAAAATCCAAACGATCCTTCTTTAG